AGGAATCAGCAAGACGAAGAAGAGCGTCATGTGACAACGATAAGAGTCCTAAAGAACCGATATAGCGGAGATACGGGAGTAGCTTGTCGCGTCCGCTATAACACAGAGACAGGAAGACTCTCTGAAATAGGTGGCCCAACAGAAGATGCCGATTCAACTTCCTTTTAATAGGAAAGGATAGGAAGATGACCCCCACGATATTTGATATAGAAACTAATGGAATTAAAGACTTCAGGTTCTTAACTGACTTAAAGAAAATCCATTGTTTAATAACTCGTCATAAAAACGATGTTAAGATTTGGACAGGCTCTGCCATAAAGGATGGATTAGCCTTCTTAGCTCTGCAAGATGTTATCGTTGGTCACAACTCCATTTCGTTTGATATTCCCGCCATTAAAAAGCTATACCCGGAATGGGAACCGAAGGGTTGCGTTAGAGACTCTCTAGTCATGGCTCGATTAGCTTGGTCAGACCAGAAGGAAAGAGATTACCGAAATGCTGATCTGCCTAAGAACTTAATCGGTTCTCATTCCCTAAAGGCATGGGGCTACAGGCTAGGGGAGCATAAAGGTGACTATTCGGGCGGTTGGGATGATCTAAATGAAGACATGATTAAGTATTGTGAACAGGACACATTAGTTACTCAAAGGCTCTATTTAGCCGCTAGTAAGAAGTTAGGGGAATGTAAGGCTACAGCATTAGAGCATTCCTTTCATGAAATTCTTTGCCAACAGGAGCGCAATGGTTTTGCTTTCAATACAAAGGCGGCAGCAGAACTGTATGCAACTCTCAGTGGACTCAGGGCTGATCTTAAGTCGCAATTGTCGAAGGTATACCCTGCTCAAACAGAGCGGATGAAGATGCCTCAGTACTGGGTAGCCGAGGACCGCAGGTTTAAGACGAAAGGGGAAGCGAAGAAAGCTGGATTTCGAGACAAGCAAATAAAGAGAGGACCAAATAGGACTAAAGTTGTCCCATTTAACCCAGATTCCCGTTTGCAGATATCACAGGTTTTGATGGAGCATCATGACTGGGAACCCACTGTATTCACCCCTAATGGGCAACCCCAAGTCGATGAGACGATATTGAAGTCCTTGGAGATACCGGAAGCTGACCTCCTTGTTCGCTATCTGACGCTCAGTAAGAGGATTGGTCAGCTTGCTGAAGGCAAAGAGGCGTGGCTTAAGGTCGAAGATAACGGGAAGATACATGGACGAATTAACTCTAATGGCGCGATAACAGGTAGATGTACCCATTCGAGACCCAATTTGTCGGCTACTCCCGCCTTAACAGCCATTTGGGGCAAGGATTGCCGAAGCTTGTTTACTGCGAGTTCTGGGAGAGTCTTAGTGGGCGTTGATGCCAGTGGACTGGAACTGCGGTGTCTAGCTCACTACTTATCCAGATGGGACAACGGAGAATACGCTAAATTGATTGTGGAAAGCGATATTCATGAGGTTAATCGGCAAGCCGCAGGTCTCTCCTCTAGGGAAGCCGCAAAAACGCTGATTTACGCCTTGATTTATGGGGCCGGTCCCCAAAAGATAGGATCAATTGTGAATGGGGGAATCAGAGAAGGCAAGCGTTTGACGGAACGGTTCTTACAGAGAATTCCTGCTTTAAGAACCTTAAAAGACGCAGTAACAGAGGCAGCGAATAAGAGGGGCAAAATTACTGGTCTGGACGGCAGATCAATCACTACTCGTTCGGCTCACTCAGCCTTAAATACGCTATTACAGTCCTGTGGGGCCATTCTAATGAAGCAAGCTACTGTGAATGCTAGGTTAGCTTTTAGAGCCTCTAAATTAGAAGTTTTCCAAGTTGCGCACATTCACGATGAGATTCAATTTGAATGCTCTCCTGAACATTCGGAGGAAGTTGGCGAAATGGCTGTAGAAGCAATCAAGCAAGCCGGTCGAAGCTTTAATTTGAAGTGTCCTTTAGATGGAGAACACAAAGCAGGAAAGACTTGGGCGGATACGCACTGATACCTTTTATTTGGGGATTTGAAAAATGGCTAAGGGGAAAGAAATTGTTCTGACCTTTGTTTCTACAAAGGACATGCTGGAAGAATTGCAGGGTCGAATGGATTCGTTGGTTTTTGTAGGACAATCTTCCAGAACGGAAGAAGAAGATGAACTGATCGCTGTGTTTAAGGGAACTTTGCACAGTTGTCTAGGTTTGTGTGCTGTTTCAGAAATGATGGTTAAATCAGGAGAGTATGGCAATGAGCGACAAGAATAGAGTTTTAATAGACGGGGATATGTTGGTTTATCGGATTGCTTCCGCTTTAGAAGAGCCGATCCATTGGGGAGATGATTGGTGGTCTCTTTATGCGGACGCTCGTCAGGGTGTAGCTTTAATTGACGAAGAGTTAAAGAAATTTGAAGATATTGCTAAATCTTACGATCCTCTTGCTACTGATATTAAAGTAGCTTTAACTTGTCCTGTATTTAATTGGAGAAATAATGTTTTACCATCTTATAAAGCAAATAGAAAAAACGTGCGCCGCCCTGTCATATGGAATCCGCTTAGGCAGCACCTATGTGAAAATCATAAAGCAGTCACTTATAGGAATCTGGAAGCGGATGATATCATAGGAATCTTGTGTCAGAAAACCTCAATAATTATCAGCGACGACAAGGACTTCAAGTCCGTCCCATGTAAATTCCTGCACCGCCCTTCGACTGGTGCTGGCAGTCGCGTTACCGAAAAACGGGCTAAAAGGTGGCATTTTCTCCAGACTTTGACCGGCGATTCCGCAGACGGATACAAAGGATGTCCGGGAATTGGTGAAGTTAGAGCGGAAAAGCTCTTAAAGGATGGAACATGGGAAGAGGTGGTTGGTGCGTACAGTAAAGCCGGTTTGGACGAAGAAGACGCTTTAAGGCAGGCGCAAGTGGCTCATATACTTCAATCCCCATCTGAGTACAATAAAAAGACTGGAGAAGTAGCGTTATGGAAACCCGAATGAACCGAGAGGATTACCGAAAGTTCCATGTTACCCTGTGTCAGGAGGCTCTGCATTTATCGATGGCTAAAAATCACGACTATAGTGGGGGGGAAGATGGTCGTGATCCTTTCCTAAACTTCAAAGTAGTTGAACACATGGGAATAGGGATAACAACTGAGCAGGGCATGATGGTCCGGTTAGCGGACAAAATGCGCCGATTGTGCGGTTTTGTAAAAACAGGGTCGTTTGAAGTTAACAGTGAATCTTTTCGGGACACTGTTATGGATGCGGTCAATTATTTAGTGTTAATAGCTGCGTATAAAAGAGCTAAAGTTGAGCCTCCTAACTCCGATTATGATGGGCATTCCTATGGAAATTCAGTTCCCGCAAGTTCCGAAAGTTCTGATTGATTATCTTAATCAATTTTATCCAGATTGTTGTCCAAAAGAATCTGATAGTAATCGCGCTATATGGATTAAAACAGGGCAGCGTAGCGTAGTGAATTTTCTCCTTGAGCAGCATAAACGACAGAATGAGGAGATTCGTTAACAAAGTTAGGTTTTGTGGTTTAGGAGCAAAGTTATGTCTACACCATTCGAGTGGGCTATGGTTGCAGGAGCGGTTTTCGGAGTTTCGGAGTCGAGGAAAAATCGCCGATCTCAAGCAAGCATGGCGAAAAAGGCAAGAAAGCAAAGGGCGAAAGAAGCCGATGCGCTGAGAGAAGCAGAGGAATCTTCAAGAACTCCTTTAGCTCCTAAAGTTCAGCAACTTCCTGTGCAAGCTAGACCTAAGACTCCAGCTAGAACTGGTGGTTTATCTCCTCTAACAATTGCTAGGAAGAAGGGGAAAGCCGGTCTTAGAATGGCTTCTAGCCTGTATGGAGCAAGATTTTAATGGATAACCAAACTGCTGAAGCACTGTATGTTAAGCTGGAAGCTGAACGATACAGTTATCTAGAGAGAGCTAGAGACGCTTCCAAGCTGACTCTTCCTACATTAATAGTAGATGACGGTCACAATTCCAGCAATGAATTACCTACGCCTTACCAATCTGTGGGAGCAAGAGGTGTCAACAATTTAGCGTCCTCTTTACTCCTGTCCTTACTGCCACCTAACGCTCCGTTTTTCCGTCTAGTCTTAGATCAGGCTCTTATCAATGAAATAGAAAAAATCCCCAACGGGGAAGCTTTCAAAACTGAAATAGAGTCTTCTATGGCTCAGATCGAGAAGAGCGTTATGTCAGAGATCGAAACTCAGGCGTACCGCATTCAGACATTTGAAGCTCTTAAACATCTCATTGTTGCTGGAAATGTTCTTATTCATCTCCCAGATGATGGCGGAATGCGGGTTATTCACTTAGATCGTTATGTGGTCAAGCGTTGTCCTCTTGGTATACCGAGGACCATTGTTATTAAAGAATCTGTTGACATGGACATGCTGCCGGAAGCGGCTAAACAGATTGTTGCGGAAAATTCTGATGGTAAAGGTGATGAACCGTTATCTTTATATACATGCGTAAAGAGCTTTAATTC